GACAAGAGGCCGAGGCCGTTGACCCAGGCGGGAAGTTGATGAAAAAAGCGCAAGAGCAAATTGCGGCGGGCCGCTACGGTGCTGCTGAGGCAACCGCGCGCCAAATAAAAACGCGCGAACAGGAGGCAATGATTCGTGGCACAGGCACAGGCCGCGATACTCGTGCGCTTCAAGATATCGCTCGCGACTACGGCCTCGACAAAAAGAATTTAAGCCAGTCACAACTCCGCGACGAACTCTACAAAATCCGCACCGAAGGCCAAGGCACAAGCGACAAGGTGAAAAAAACGCTTGAATCAACCCAAAGGCGCATGGGCGAAGGTATGAAAAAGGAAGCCGAAAAGAAGATCGAAGAAAAGAAGACGCCGATGACACTCGAAGGCATGGTCAAAATTATTCAAGACGCCGTTGTCAAGCTCGAAATGAAACTTCCACAACCTGTAATGGTCTAAAAAATGGCACACATATATCACGGAAAAGATACTTTAATTTTAACGGACGTCCAAAAACAGGACTTCCCGTCCGGCCTTTCGCGCATTGACGCGACATACAAGTGCCGCACGACCGAGGCGGACAACCTCGCGCCGTTGCTTGCCGCTGGTAACCGCTTGCCAGAATATCCGGCTTATATCATTCGCCAAAACCCGACGCGAGAGACAGGACAGGATGGGTTCACTACGTTTAAAACGAGCTCATTTGCAGGGACGCTCTCAACGAGTGCAGGCGTGCAAACTATATTTGGAGCAAGTATTGGCGATTTTACTATAAATTACACGGAATTTTTGCTTTCAAATTATACCAGTTTTTCAAATTCATTAGTTTACAATTTCAAAATTCTGTCTGACACCATTACTCGGACTTTTACAATGCTCCCGAATGTTTCCGTGACAACGCTTGCAACACCAGTTGAAACCGTTTCGCTTAAGGTTTTAGGCGGAACGGTTTCTCCAGGGGGGGCGGCTTCTGAGTCTTCATTTTTAAGTCGGACTGGATCTAGTCTTTATTCTGTCATTGGAAAAACTCAAATAATAAATGTCAATCGACAATCTTTTGGAGGAGTTGATGAAGTGCAAGTCACTTGGGGTCTGGCCCCTGGCGAATACCCTGCAGGAAGAACAATAATCCAAAATACAGTATAAATGAACGACTTTCCGAACGATTTTCAGACCGTTGCAAAAAGCGGAAACCAACTCAATCCGATTTCGAGTTACGCTCTCATGCAAAATTTCGTTTGGGCGAAATTGCAAGCCGATCCGACGCTCATTGATCAAATCAGTTCCATGGGCTTTACAGCATTCAAGCTCAAGATTCCAGCAATCAATAATGACGGGAATCGGGTGCTCGCCTCGACAGGCGGGGCGTTATCTTGGAAAGAGGACATACCCACGCCACCAGCTTCTGGGACATACGTCCTCGGCGCAATTTCGGGCGCGCTGTCGTGGATCGCTACCGAGGAATGCCCATGATCCTAGGCCGCACACCAGCCGGAGCGATCAAGACAAAAACCGACGGCGCGCTCGGCCTTCGCGCTGTTAATTGCGCGTGTTGTGGGTGTAATTGCAGCAACAGACCCACTGGGAAATATAAATTCATTTCCACAAATTTTTCGCCAATCGTGTATCAAGATACAATAGAGCAGTGCTTTGAATTGTATCCTGGCGACCCGAATCCTTACATCTTTCACACTACGGTCATTTTAGAAAATGGCGGAGTTATGGCGCTTATTTGGCAAAATTGCGATGGGAATGGTTTGAGAAATTGGGAGGTCAAGGTACTCACCTCTAACCCCTCAGTCCCATGGCAGTGCTCAAATCTGTCGGCTTTCCCAAGCAATTTCGCAATCGATCCTTCTGGAACACACCAATTTTACGGGTGTTTCCCTTTTAACCCCGAAGATTGCGACTATTGCAAAGATTGGACGGTCACAATCGGATTAAACAATGAATAAGGAAAAACTAATCGCGCATTTTGGACTAGAAAAAGGCACAAAAATCTTTGCGGATTTTCTTGCCGCCAGCACTCGCTTCGCTCGCGCAGGCTTCGCGGCCACGCCACCCGAAGCACTCGCCAGCCGCGAAGCAACGTGCAAAGCCTGTCCCGAATGGGACGCCGCCGCACTCAACGCCACGGGCCGTTGCCGCAAGTGCGGGTGCAGCACTTGGGCCAAACTACGCATGGCAACCGAGCGTTGCCCAATAGGTAAGTGGGAAGCTGTTGACAAAACACCCGAATAAATGGCACGCGATCTTTTTATTGACACAACCAACCGCCGATTGGCGACCAGCTTGACGAGCTTGACGCCCGCGACAACGCCACGCTTTGTAAAGGGCGACAACGGCGCGATCAACCTCTATTTTCTAGAGGCGACAAACAACGTCTCCGCGCCGTTTAATGTTGTCGACTATACCGGCACAAGCGTGAAATTCGGCGTAGGAAGCCGCACAGGAACGCCAGCATCCGGAACGTTCACGCTCTCCTTCGGAGGCCAGACGAGCGGCGCGATAGCATATAGCGCGACAGCAGGAGCGATATCGTCCGCGCTCAACTCACTCTCAACGATCTCCGCCGCAGGCAAGGTATCCGTTGACGGCACGATGGCAACCAACTTCGTCGTCTCCTTCAACTCGGCAGGCACGCAGAGCGCGATCACGGGCAACTTTACTCGACTCATTCCAGCCACAACCGCGCTTATCGACGAGCGCATCGCGGGGGACGCAACCAACGCCGAAATCCAAGAGTTGCAACTCCGTCTCGCTCCAGCAGTATATGAGTCAACGTGGACTGACCTAGGAACGGCGATGACGGTCAGCGTTGCGACAACGATAACCGGATCGCCGATCAACAACGAGGTGCAACGTGTCTCGTTTTCACGCGCTCCGTATCTCGGCAGTTATCGCCTCACGGTTCCGACCTATAACGTGGACATCGCCAGCACGGTCACGGATGGCGTATTCATCACGACGAGCAACCACGGTCTGACACTCGCCCAACCAGTGGTGCTAACAGGCTTCACCGCGTTGACCGGTTACACGGCAGGGCTTCAATACTTCGTCCGCTCGATTCCACAGACCAATGAATTTTTGCTTGGAGTAACAGCGGGGGCAGTTGCTATCACGACCGGCACAGGCACGGTGACGACGGGCAGCGTAGCAACAACCGTCCTACGTCAGACCGATCCACTCGATGCCAGCACGACCGCCGCGCAGTTGCAAACGGCCTTGCAAGCACTCGACAGCATCGGCGCAGGAAATGCTACTGTCGGAGGCATTCAAAATAGTTACTTCGATATTAGTTTTGGCGGAGCGAAAGGCTTCACCGACTTGCCAACACTCCAAGTCCAGAGCGGCTTGAGCGCGGCCCCAGGAAAGACCGCCGCCGTAGATTTCAACACTTTCGGCGTCCGCGATCTGTTGCTAAACTCAACTTCGGTCACAACTGAGATCGAGATCGAATTAACTACTGGCGGCGAGCGGAGCACGATCATCCTCCAACCATGCACACTCACGGAAGAACTCATCAGCCAAGGCGGTCTGAGCTAATGGACAGCCACGCTTTTCATACGCTTGTCGGAACGTCCGCGCCAACAGCCGCTGTATTGATCTCGTTCAGCGAGGTTGAAGCATGGCTTCGAATTCTTTCGCTTTTGATGGGAATTTGCATCGGTGCAGTTTCGTTGTATAAAATGACTAGACCCAAAAAACCATGAAAACACTACTAGCAAAATTGAAAGAACCCTCAACAATTCGCGGCCTCGCCATCATCGGCGGCGTTGCCGGTTTGAGCATGGAACCAGCAAAATGGGACGCAATCGGCGCGGCGGTTGGACTTATCGAAATCTTCCGAAAGGAAAAATGAGCGCGAAGCAAATTGCGCTCTGGATGATCGTTCTCAGCTTTGCGTTCCTCGGAATGGCGTTTTTGACGTCATGCGCTGGGTTTAAAAATCCGTCGGTATGTTTGAAGACCGACTACGGAACATTCTGCTACGAATTGCCGGATATCCAAAGCCTCAAAAAATGACGTTTGACGACCGCAGCGAGATTCAGCTTGCCACGCTCCACCCAGCGATGCAAAAGGCCGCACGCGCCTTTCTAGGCGTTGCAAAGACTATATGTGCTAAGGTGGGCTGTGACGTTAAAATCATCAGCGGAACCCGCTCCTATATGGAGCAAGATGCGCTCTATGCGCGTGGCCGCACAACTCCAGGAAAAAAGGTAACGAACGCCGCCGCCGGACATTCAAATCACAACTTCGGCATCGCTTTCGATATCGGCATTTTTCGCGGCAAAGAGTATTGCGGAGAGCATCCGCTCTACCACGAACTCGGCACGCTCGGCAAATCGCTCGGCATGGAATGGGGCGGCGACTGGAAATTCGTTGACGAACCGCACTATCAGCTACGTCCAACATGGGCGAAAGGCATGACCGAGCGTGATATGCTCGCCAATTTACGCAATAGAGTATCGAAAAAAATAGACGTCCTTGCTTGAAAAAAAAGAAACAACCGACGGTTGAATCGGAGCGCACGGAAGCACTCGCGGAAGCGAAGCGCATCTTGTCGGAGCATTACGACTGCGGCCTCGCCATTGTATCGTGGGAGCAAGCAGGCGAGACGATGCACGGGGAATTTGTATTCGGCAACAAATACGCTGTCGAGGGACTCGCAGGCGACTCGTTCAGCATTTTATTTCCAGACGCAGAAGAAGAGGAGGAAGACGAAGACGCATGAAAATGACACTTGAGTTTGACGAGACCGAGCGATACGAGCACGAGGTGGCCTGCAAAGCCCTTGATATTCTCATCCTAGTGGATGACATAGATCAAGAGCTTCGGAGCGCCTTAAAGCACGAGAGCGGAGCATTCGCAAAACTTGATGAAGATACGATGGAGGCCGTTCGCGCGTGGATTTGGGAGCAACGTAGCGACCGGAACATTCCAGAACTTAAATGAAAGGCTGGAAAAAATGGATGGCAGTCGGGTGCTCTCATGGCGACCAGATCGACGCAGAGGCACGCAAGGCCGTGTTGACGTTCCGAGACCGATGGAAGCCCGACACGACAATTCATCTCGGAGACTTTTTGGATCTCGCGGCGTTTCGCTCCGGTGCTATTTCAGATCCCAACTCAAGCGACCGCGCGGCCAGCATCTCGGACGATCTCAGCGCCGGCATCGACTTCCTTCACGAACTCCGGCCGCAACATATTTTATATGGAAATCATGAAGCGAGGCTTTATAAACTCGCCAATTCTCCCAACGCGCTAGCGGCTCACGCCGCTACGCTCACGGTCCAAGCCATTGAGAAGACCGCGAAGGAGCTAAAAGCGCGGCTGTATCCATACCATATTCGGAGCTTTTACGAGCTAGGCGGAACGAAGTTCCTGCACGGATATATGTATAACGTGCAGGCCATCCGCGATCACGCAGAGACATACGGACAATGCGTTCTGGCCCATCTACACCGAGTCGGATGGGAGCGCGCACGCACACTCGACGGGCCAAGCGGATATTGCACTGGAATGCTGGCGCGTTTCGATATGGAATACGCAAGCACGCGCCGCGCAACCTTCGCTTGGTCGCAGGGGTTCGCGTATGGCTATTACAAAGACAACTCAATAAACATCAATTTATGCGAAAGACGACAAAACAACCCTTGGCTCTTGCCGATCTAGAAAAAGCCTGGGCGGCTTTCTACGACTCAACAAAAGTCGAAAACGAGAAGGAACTCGCCAAGCAAGGCTGGAAGACTATTCGCGCTATTGCCGAAGAGTCGAAATTGACCATCGCAGCTGTTTCTTGCCGAGTTGAAACT